CGTATTTACTATGCGATGAAACAAGAGTTTAAATTACTTAAAGGTATTATTCGTGATTACACTCCTAAAGAATATTCATATGATCCTGAAGTAGGTGATAGACGCGCTAAACAAGCTGATTATGATAATGTTGATGTTATTCCTGTAAGTGATCCAAACGCGGCAACAATGTCTCAAAAGGTTGTGCAATATCAAGCTGTTATGCAAATGGCACAACAATATCCACAGATTTATGACTTACCAGAACTTAATAAACAAATGTTAGAAGTACTAGGGATTAAAAATATTGGTAAACTTATTCCATCAGCTGATGATCAAAAACCAAAAGATCCTGTATCAGAAAATATGGCCATCATTAATGGTAAACCTGTTAAAGCGTTTATATATCAAGACCATCAAGCACATATTCAAGTGCATATGGCTGCTATGCAAGATCCTAAGATTATGCAAATAGTGGGTCAAAATCCAATGGCACAAACAATTCAAGCAGCTGCTATGGCTCATATTAATGAGCACATTGCGTTTGAATATAGAAAACAAATGGAAGAGCAATTAGGCGTTCCACTACCTAATCCTGATGAAACATTACCAGAAGATGTTGAACTTGAATTATCTAGATTAACTGCTGCAGCAGCTCAAAAACTTTTAGCTAAAGATCAAGCAGAAGTTCAGCAACAACAAATTCAACAACAGCAACAAGATCCGTTGATTCAAATGCAACAACAAGAACTTGCAATTAAACAACAAGAAGTTCAAATTAAAGCACAAAAAACAATGGCTGATATACAAATAGACCAAGCAAAACTTGAACTAGAAAAATTAAAAATTGATTCTAATGAAAGAGTAGCCGGTGCTAAGTTAGGTGCTGATGCAGAAAAAGAAAAAAATAAAATAGAAGCTCATCAGTTAGAAGAAGGTGTTAGATTAGGAATGCAATCATCACTGAGTAAAAATAACAATCAATCTGAGGAGTAAACCATGGACCAAACGCTAGAGCTATTATTGTCTCGAATAGATGATCAGCGCAAAACAGTATTAATAAATTTAGGAGACGGAGCGGCAAAAGATTTTGCTTCGTACCAAAATATGACAGGATATATTCGAGGTCTATCCGTCGCAGAAAGCATTATAAAAGACCTTGCACAAAGAATGGAGACATTTGAAGATGAGTGAAGAAATCATCACAATGAATAAAAATTTGGTAGATGCTAATGGTCGACCAATTATTATTCCAAAGGTAGAAGAAGTAGATGTAGAAGATATACCGATTGAAGAAAGAGGCCTACAGCTTCCAGAACCAAAAGGATATAGAATTTTATGTGCCATTCCAGAAGCAGCGGAAACATATGAAAGTGGTTTAGTTAAAGCAGGATCAGTTAGATCTATAGAAGAACATTCAACTGTAGTTTTATTTGTAGTAAAAGTAGGTGATTTAGCTTACAAAGATGAATCAAGATTTCCTACTGGACCATGGTGTAAAGAGGGTGATTTTGTTCTAACACGTGCATACGCAGGTACTAGATTCAAAATCCACGGAAGAGAATTCCGCATTATTAACGACGATACAGTCGAGGGGGTTGTTGAAGATCCTCGTGGCTATACTCGCGCATAGGAGATAATTATGGCTGATGTAAAAGATGGAGATATTGTTTTTGAATATCCAGATGATGACGAAATACCAGGTAGTAAATTACCTGATGAAAAAGAAATAAAAGTTTCTGCGGAAAAAAATGAAGTTAAAGTAGAAACTAAAGCGGATGATATCGATCTTGAAATTACAGACGATGACATCCCCGCTGCTGATAGAGGTAAAGAACCCTTACCTAAAGAAAAAGTAGAAGAATTAGAAAATGACACATTAGAGGATTACTCTGAACGTGTTAAACAACGTATGGCGCAGTTAAAAAAAGTTTGGCATGACGAAAGACGTGCTAAAGAAGCTGCAGATCGTGAACGTGAAGAAGCTATTAAATATGCTCAACACATTACGGAAGAAAACAGAAAACTTAAATCATCATTAAGTTCAGGTGAAGAAGAGTATATTAAAGCAGTAAGTAGTTCTTTAGAACAACAGTTAGCAATAGCTAAACGTGACTACAGAGAAGCTTATGATGCCGGTGATACTGAAAAGATTATTGATGCTCAACAAAAAATGAATGAGGCTCAGTATCGTTTGTCTCAAACACAAGCATATCAACCTAAGTATAAAACTCCTTTACAAAATGATGAAAAAGATGTATATATACAACAAAATCAACAACCTTCATTTAAACCGGATTCTAAAGCCCTTGCTTGGCAAGAAAAAAATACTTGGTTTGGTAAAGATGAAGAAATGACAAGCCTTGCTTTTGGCTTACATGAGAAATTAGTTAAAAGTGGCTTAAATCCCACTTCTGACGAATATTATCGTCGTATCGATGATACGATGCAGAAACGATTCCCAGAATACTTTGGGGATGCAACGCTAGACGAGGACCAACCCGCCCAGCGCACTAAACCTTCGAATGTTGTTGCTCCGGCCACGCGTAGTACCGCGCCTAAAAAAGTACGATTGACGAAGACACAAGTAGCGTTAGCCAAGAAATTTGGGCTAACACCGGAACAATATGCAAGAGAAACTTTAAAATTGGAGAACGCAAATGGATAACAACAGAAAAGATCGTGAATTAGAAGTAAGAGAAGAATTTCAAAGACCTGATAGCTGGAAACCTGCATCATTACTACCTGAATTTAAAAAGGTACCTGGTTGGGCTTATCGATGGATTAGAACAAGTCTTCTTAACGATGCTGACAATCTAAATGTATCTTCAAAAATGCGTGAAGGATGGGAACCCGTTAAATTAGCGGACCACCCTGAAATGAGAATAATGGTTGACCAAAACTCTCGCTTTAAAGAAGGCGTTGAAATTGGTGGACTATTATTATGCAAGATTCCAGAAGAGTTCGTTGCACAACGTAAAGCTTACTATGAGAATAAATCAAAACAGCAAGCCGATGCAGTTGACAACAGCTTTATGAAACAGAATGATCCTCGTATGCCTCTCTTTGCAGAGTCAAAAGCAACGACTTCATTCGGTAAAGGTAAATAATATAAACTTATAAGGAGAATAAAATGGCATATCCAACCATTAACAGTCCTTACGGTTTTCAACCAGTTAATCGTTATGACGGTATTCCGTACGCCGGGGCAACTTTACAGATCCCAATCGGCGCTTCGTACAATACTCCAATCTACAACGGTTCTTCAGTTAAAATCGTACAGAACGGCACAATTGAATTATCAGGCGCTACAACTTCCGGTACTATTATCGGTGTTGCAACTGGTTTTCAATATACCAATTCATCAGGTCAAACAGTTCAAGCTCAATACTATCCAGGTACTAGCGTTACTAACGCTATTGCTTACGTAGTTGTTGATGCATCAGCTGAATTCAAAGTAACACTAACAGTTTCAGGCGCTCCTACAGTAGTAGTTGGTGCTAATGCAACTATTGTTGGTACAAACTTAGCTGAAATTCAAAACGGTACTGGCTCAGCAACAACAGGTAATGCACAATCATCATGCGTGATCCCTGCTAACGGTGCTGGATCAACAACAACATTACCATGGAGAGTAGTCGCAGTAGTTCCAGATACAGCTTATTTATCAGGTTCTACAGTGCTTTATCCAGAAGTACTTGTTAAAATTAACAACCCACAGTTAACTGCCCTTACTGGCGTTAATTACGTAGCTTAACTAAGGAGAACATAACATGGCTATTTCACGTGCACAGCTCCTAAAAGAGCTATTACCAGGACTTAACGCGCTATTCGGTTTAGAGTACAAGCGTTATGGCGAAGAACATAAAGAAGTTTACGAAACAGAGACTTCAGAACGTTCATTCGAAGAAGAAACAAAACTTTCAGGTTTCTCAGCAGCACCAGTCAAAAACGAAGGCACAGCAATCGCTTATGACAATGCTCAAGAAGCTTGGACAGCTCGATACAATCATCAAACTATCGCTCTTGGCTTTTCTTTAACAGAAGAAGCTGTAGAAGATAACTTGTATGACACATTATCAGCACGTTACACAAAGGCTTTAGCTCGCGCTATGGCATACACAAAACAAGTTAAGGCTGCTGCAGTTCTTAATAATGGCTTCAACACTTCTGGTTCTTACAACGGTGGTGATGGTGTTTCATTATTTAACGTGTCTCACCCTCTTGTTTCAGGCGGTACAAACAGCAACACTCAATCAACTCCTACAGACTTGAACGAAACAGCACTAGAAAACGCTGTTATTCAAATCGCTGCATGGACTGATGAGCGTGGCCTTTTAATCGCTGCTCAACCACGTAAGTTAATTGTTCCACCAGGTAATCAGTTCGTTGCAACTCGTTTGCTCGAAACTGAACTTCGTGTTTCAACAGCTGACAATGATATCAATGCTATTAAGAATAATGGTTCAATCCCAGAAGGTTATGCAATTAACCACTTCTTAACAGACAGCGATTCATACTTCTTAACAACTGATGTACCTAACGGCATGAAACACTTTGTGCGTACTCCGTTATCTACTTCTATGGATGGTGATTTCGATACAGGTAACGTTCGTTACAAGGCTCGTGAGCGTTATTCATTTGGTTGGTCAGATCCTCTCGGTATGTGGGGTTCACCAGGCGCTTAATAGCAACTGGCTACGTACTACTAAAAGGGCTTGCTTAAAATGCAGGCCCTTTTCTTTGCCTGTAATTCATGATTTTCTCTATTCCACAGGCAAATCTTCGGAGTAATATGTAGTTATACACATGGTGTGTATAACTTTTAAAAGGAAAATATTATGTGGACAACTCCAGCAGCTACAGAAATGCGTTTTGGATTTGAAGTAACTATGTACGTAATGAACAAGTAATGGTTATCGTAACAGACTGTTATTAGTTTAATAAATTAGGGGCTTTGGCCCCTTTTTTTATGCTATAATGCTTGCAAATAGTGCCAATTCAGGTATTATTTGGGAATCCGGGTTACCCGGCTTATCAGACTGTCCCGGCAGACGCATACAAGACGGATAAGCTTAACTTTGTATGAAGGAAAATATCATGGCAATAACAACGTTCAGCGGCCCAGTGTCGTCTTTAAATGGATTTATCGGTGGTACAGCAGCAGATCCAATCGTAGTAACAACAGCAGACAATATCAACGAATCATATGCAACAACATCAGCTGCATCAGGTGATACACGCTTATCTTATAACAGATTAACATTCGCAGGTGCAGGTGCAGGCGAAACATTAAGAGCTTTCTCAGTAGTAACTGCAGCACAAGGTGCAGGTCAAACAACTAACGGCGCTCACATCTCTATGTCTGTAAACACAGGCGGTTCAATCTCAGGTGCAGGTAATGCTTTACGTGCTACTTTAGGTTTAGCAGCAGGTGTTTCTTCAGGCGGTACAGTTGCAGCTATTCAAGCAGATTCTGACGTAGGTGCAGGCGCTACATTACCAGCAACAGCTTCTTGGATTAGATTCACAAACAGCGGCGCAGGTACAGGTCTATCAAATCTATTTAATTTACCATCAGCTATGGTTGTAGCAAGAACAGCGTCAGCATCTAGCCATACGATTAAAATTATTGTAGATAATACTCCTTACTACTTAATGGTTTCTAGCGCACAATAATGGAAATTACAAAAGACTTTCTTTTGTCTGAGATCAAGCGTCTTGAGGCAGAGCGTAACCAAGCATCTAGTTTTGTTACAGCTTCTCAGGGCGCCATCGATGCATATACTGCATTAGTGGAACGGCTCGACGCCAAAGAAACAAAAGGGGAATAGATTATGGCAATGCAATATGACGTACTGTCGTACCACAATACAGTATCAGGTGTAGCGGTACCTTATCGTACTCGATTAAAAGGCATAGTAATATCACCCAGTTCATCTACAACGTTAAACGTAGGTGTTATGAATAATGTTTATTCAACAGGAACTTATTCTCAAACGGGCACTACAATGACTGTTACTTTAACTGCTCATGGTTTGGTTACAGGCAATCGCGTATGGCTAAGTTGCACAACAGGTGATGGAAATAGTGATTTATATAGCGTTACAGTAACAGACGCTAATACATTTACAGTAACTTCTAGTACATCAGAATCCGTAAGTGGCGCTGTAAGAGTTTATTCACAAATTTTAACAGAAATTGACTGCGCTACAGGCACTTCGTTTTATACATTAATTCCAGGTGAAGGCATTGTAGGTCAAGATGGGTTATATGTAGGGCTCCCTTCAGCAGGCACTGTGACCAGCACTATCTTTTACGGATAAGGACTAATTATGACAATGCAATATGATGTCCTATCAAAACATGCAAGTGCTTCTGGCACACAGGTTAACTTTGCCACTCGACTAAAAAACTTTACGGTAACCTCAGGTACATCTTCCTTACGAAATGCTGCTATATGTGATCCTACAGTTTTTAAATCAGGTACTTATGATCGCCCAGCTGCAAGCACTACTGTAACAGTAACTATAACTGCACACGGTTTAACTACAGGTGATAGAGTCTTTATGGACTTTACTACTGGCGCTGCAATTGATGGTGTTTATGCAATTACTAAATTAACCAATGATACTTTTACTGTAACAACTGCAGCATCTACTATAGCAAGCGGTAACGCTACGTTTTATTCAGTTATACTAGTAGAAGTAGATACATACAGCACTGTCGGACTACCCATTTTAATACCAGGTGAAGGCATTCGTTGTCCTAATGGTATCTATGTAGGACTTGGTGGTTCAGTGACTGCTACAATATATTATGGCTAATAAGAAAAAAGGTCCTAGCTTAGCTATTGGACGCGGTGAAAAACTTCCTGTATCGAAAGGTGCAGGGCTCACGGCTAAAGGTCGTGCAAAGTATAACGCAGCTACTGGGTCAAACCTAAAGGCTCCTCAACCACAAGGTGGACCTCGTAAGAAGTCGTTTTGTGCTAGGATGTCTGGTATGCCTGGTCCTATGAAAGATGAAAAAGGTAGACCTACTAGGAAAGCCGCATCATTAAAAAGGTGGAATTGCAAATGAGTGCAGAACGCGAAGTTATAGAACACGGCGTAGAAATTAAACATATTCAATCAGACGTGGATAGTATTATGGAAGACATGGAACAATTAAAAAAACGTCTTGATGGTATTGAAAAAACACTAGAAGAAATCAAAGGCGGATGGAAAGTATTTATTGCTATCGCTACTATTTTTTCAGGTATTGTAAGCTGGATGGTAACTCATTGGCTAGGCAAATAATATGAAAGCTTTTATAGAAAAGGTGTTTAAAATGAAAAAACAAAAGGAATTATTAGATGAAATTACTCATTCAGAAGTTACAGAAGAAGTTACAGAAGTTGCTGTCGAAACTATCAAGCCTAGTAAAAAAGAAACTAAAGTTGAAGTAGAAGTTCAACACACAGATACAAAGGACGATTAAATGCCAAGTAAATCAAAAGCGCAACACAAATTGATGGCAGCTGTAGCTAACAACCCAGCTTTCGCTAAGAAAGTTGGTATATCAAAATCAGTAGGAGAAGAGTTTATGAAAGCAGATAAAACTAAGAAGTTCGGACTAGGCGGATCAACAGGAGCATTAAAAAAAGTAGATGCAAATGAAAATCCAGGATTATCAAAATTACCAACGGAGGCTAGAAATAAAATGGGATACATGAAAAAAGGCGGTATGATGGACAAAAAAGATATGGCACAAGATAAAAAGATGGCTAAAAAAGCTGTAGGTATGCATGAGAAACAACTTCATGGTGGTAAGAAGTCAGACTTAGCTAAGCTTAAATCAGGAGGCATGACTAAGATGGCTAAAGGTGGATCATGTTATTCTAAAGGCGGTCAACTTTCTAAAGCTAATGGTATTGCTGTTAAAGGTAAAACTAAAGGCACCATGGTCGCAATGCGCAGTGGCGGTAAAACTAAAAGTAAGATGTGCTAAGGAGAATAATATGGCGCTAAAAGATATCGTATCACAAGAAGATTTAATTGCGGAAGCTAATAGGACTCGCAGAAAACGAGTTGAAGAAGGTAACAAAGCTCGCGCTGAGCAAAAAGAAGAAGCAAGAAAAGCAAACTATTTAAGACGAAGACGTGAAGGTAATAATATTGCGTATCAACAATTTAAAAGAAGTGGCACAGAAGGTATTGACACAGGCGAAGATCAAGGCGCTATAAATAAATTTATATTTGGCGAAGTAAAAAATGATCCTAAATATCAAGCCGCTAGAGAAATGAAGAAAGCTTTAGAAAGTGAAAGAGCTAGAGTTAACATTCCTGATGTGTTAGACGAAGTTAGAAAGTCTGGCGAAACCAGTCTTAATAAAGATATTCCTATGACTGAGGAAGATAAAAAAGTACTTAATTCATCTAAGTTTAAAAAAGCTAGCGAAGCTACTAAAGATATGAAAAAAGGCGGTATGGTTAAATCTTCAGCTTCTAAACGTGCAGATGGTATTGCTACAAAAGGCAAAACTAGAGGAAAGATCTGCTAATGAGACCTTCACGCGGTATGGGCGCTATAAAGAAAACTAAGATTCCCAGTGCAAAAGAAAACACTATGCCTAAAGGCGTGGTTAAAAAACGTCGTGACAACACAGACTTTACTCAGTATAAAGAAGGCGGCACAGTAAACAAAGCTGGTAACTACACCAAACCTAGTTTACGTAAAAGAATTGTGTCTCAAGTAAAAGCTGCTGCAACACACGGTACAGGCGCTGGTCAATGGTCAGCTCGTAAAGCACAGTTAGTAGCTAAGAAATATAAAGCTTCAGGTGGTGGATATAAGTGAGTGCATTAGCTAAACCACAACGTTCACTAAAAGCATGGGGTGAACAAAAGTGGACAACTAAGTCTGGTAAAAAGTCTAGTGAAACAGGTGAAAGATACTTACCAGAAAAAGCAATTAAAGCATTAAGCCCTCAAGAGTATGCTGCTACAACGAAGGCTAAAAGAGCAGGTAAAGCTAAAGGTAAACAGTTTGTAGCTCAACCTAAATCAATTAAACAAAAAGTAAAACCTTATAGAAGAGTTAAATAATGGTAGATAGAACCACAGGGCAGACGAGTTTTAACTTAGATTTAAATAATCTTGTTGAAGATGCATTTGAACGATGCGGACAAGA